GAACAGTTTCGAAGCCACCGACAAGGCCGAGAGTGAGAAAGGACACGAGCACGTTGAGGCGAACCAAGCCTTCGAGGTTGGACTCCTTCTCCTGGCGTCGCTCCTCTCGCTCCATGAGCCAGGAGGCGAACCGTTGAGTTCTGCTCGCTGCAGCTGCAGACGTTGCGTCTTCGATCACGGTCGTTTCCTCGGTCACTTCTTCATCTCCTTGCGTGTTTGCTTGTGAGCGAGTTCCAAAATGCGCATGTGGCCCTTCTTTCCGGACCATCCTTTCTCCATCTTGCCGCTCTTCAGCGTGTGCTTGGCCTTGATTGCTCGATAGTTGCGGGAATACGCTCTATTGTAGGCAGAGGGGCGTCGCTTGGGTTTGGAGGCCTCTTGGGGCTCATCGTTGGACATCAGAAGGGAAAGAACTGGGGCCATCTCCGGATTCATCGCCGCCAAGAGGGCCATGAGTTGTTCGTTCGATACCGCCAAGGTATCACATCACTCAGACAACAATTGACTTTGCACCAGGGCCGAGTAGGTGGCAGGATCGGCACGTGCTCGAACAGCCCACATTCGGACGTTGCCGCCCTTGGCTCCGGCGTTGTTGATGCCCTGGACTTGGAGATGGAAGTCACTGGCGGCGAGGATGCCGACGTATTCGATCATGTCTGCAGTGGGTTGTGCGGCTTCAAGGCGGTCAAAGACGACGTGGTTCACACCGTCCGTTTTGACGTCGATTCGCTGAGCAGCCAGCACGTTGTTGTCGCTGATGTCTCCAATGGTGGTCCTTGAGGTGGTCGACACCGACACCGAAACGGACGTGTTGGTGGCCGTCACGACGTCGGGGGCGAATGCGTCCATGTCAATAGCCAGGATCAGGAGAACCTCCTGGTCAAGCGGGTTGAGGTTGACGTCCACGGTTTTGCTGGTGAACGTATTGGCTGCGGATTCATCAATCTGGGTGCTGATGATGAACGGTTCGGAGGTCTTCTTGAGGGCCATGCGACACGCCACGAAGTCATGGTGTATAAACTACACTAAGTGCGGCTATGCAACAGCACCTCAAATCCTCTTAATATCAAGCCCCCGCCCTCACCGCCCCCATACATCCACCACCTATATGAAACCCGACTTAGGAATGTTTATTATTACCCTTCACTTGGGGAGGGTCATGGGAGACAGAAAAACCATAATTACGGTCAGTTTGACCACGCAAGCGGCAGAATACCTCGACTTTTTGGCCGAGAAACAGACGAAAGGGAACCGATCTCGGTGGGTTCAGACGGCCATTTTGAAGGCTATGCAGCGCAACATTGGACGTGAGGCTGCGCACGTCGCACCAGAGAGCGGCAGAGTCCACGGTGAGGACGGCGACAAGTGTAATCCGCTGCATCGAGGCGGACGTTGTGAGATTTGTTGGGGTGAGGAATGATGGCGAAGGTCAACACGTTCTTTTGCGACTGCGGCAAAACCCTCGGTCGACCCGCCAATGTCTGCCCGTCACCCGACGATGCACCGATTTACAACGTCGTTCCTTGGTTCGCACGACGTGGCGACGGTGCGATTCGTGGAGTTCGATGCGGCAAGTGCAGCCAATGGTGGGACTTCATCGAACCGAAGCAGTGGCCGGACTACGCCGATGTGCGAAAGTCGTGCGCTCCTGGCGCTTGCACCGCTCACGATCACTTCAACGGCCGGTGCTGAAGGTGTGGGCGAACTTCTGCCGACGTTGTGACCGTGTGTGGATGTCCCTCGTCCGACGCAACGGCCCGACGTGCAATCAATGCGGATGTCGGGTTTCCTGGCGCAACCAATTCGAGGCGGCCCAGGATGAATGAGAAACAACGTGAACTTCTCCACGTCGTGATGGAGATGATCTCCGGCACGTGCGACAACATGGCCGAAGACCCGTATCATGCACCGGCCAAGTGGCTTCTTGAAAATTGGTGGGCGACGTTGAACGCCATCATCGAACTCGATCAGAGATAAGGAATCATCGAGATAGCAAGTTGAACAGTTTCGAAGCCACCGACAAGGCCGAGAGTGAGAAAGGACACGAGCACGTTGAGGCGAACCAAGCCTTCGAGGTTGGACTCCTTCTCCTGGCGTCGCTCCTCTCGCTCCATGAGCCAGG